TAATAATTCTACAGAGTGGTACAATATCAGACCAGAAAAACTTGAAGCATTCATTGATAAGGCGATGAACCTTAGATTGAATACAGCACTTCCTTATGGAACAAGTAGTGAAGAATGGGAAGAATATTGCAATAAATGCTTCGATACTCATTTTTTGGGCGAAATAGGTTCTAGTGCGTAAGGAGCTTTACCAATGGAATATCTCAGTATAGGGCTTGGTCTTCTCAGGCTGCTTTATGATCTTTCCCCTGCCGATAATGCAGCCCCCCTCGTAATAGAAGAGTGGGTATATGGTCGGGGATCATACGTCATCCATGAGGAGATTAGCGAAGCACAGGCATGTGCTAAAGCAGAAGCAAGAGCTAAACTGGACGCCATTCAGAAATTTAACGGTGAGTATATCGCCAGTGATACGTTCATGTCATGTCGGGAAAACAGTGATAACATTGAGTGTCCGATGCATACCTTCACTTGGTCAATGCTCGATGGATTAATCAGCGGCGTGAGGAACAAGACTACCGTAGCCACTGAGAACCTTAAAGAAGAACGGGTATGCAAAGTTGTTCTTGAAGCAAAGGTTTCGACACAGGCAGAAGTCCCTGACCCCAGCTTCGACCTTGAAGTTGTTCTTACCCCCACAGTTCTCAGGGAAGGGGATACCATAAGTATTGCTGTTGAACCTACCACTAAAATGTTTCTCAACATCTTTGTGGAAGACCACACGCACACCCTTACCAAGATCTTCCCCAACAGGTTTGAAAGGAATGACCCCGTATCAACCAAACACCTGATACCTTCTACGAGCAAGTACACCATCAGGAGTTCTTACCCTGAAGGGTTGTCAGGGAATGATACACAGGAAGTGATCCATGTGTTGGCGACGTCCGGGCAAGTATCCCTCCTTGACACTTACAGCATAGAAACTTTTAACCTTAAACTTCTTGAAATACCCAATAACCAGAAACGATATGTCCGCAAGGGCTATCGTCTCGTCAGATAGAGGGAATCATTATGATACACTGTAAAACACTTATAGTTCTAAGTCTCCTGCTGGGGGCATGTGCAGCTACTCCCGGTAGCCCAGAAGCCTTCCTCAAGAAACAGGAAAAAAAACAAGAAGCACGGGAGGAAATGGTAGAAGATACCATAGATGAACTTCCTTCTTGGTTCACCGATACACCACAGGAAAACAATGCTATCTTCTCAGTGGGGAGTGGGACGTCTCCCAACCTTCAGCTTGCAATGGATAAAAGTATTCTCAACGCCAAACGAATGCTGGCCGATAGAATAGAGGGACGCCTCAGTTCACAAATAAAGGAATACATCACCGAAACAGGTAGTCAAATAGCCCCTCCCGCCCTCACTGATACGGAAAGAGTTACCAAGAACATCATGCGAGAGGTAAATGTCGCCGGTTACAGCGTAAAAGAGATGGAGATTACTCCTCACAAAACATTTTTCCGGGTCTATACCATGCTCATCTACCCTGTAGGAGAAGCCAACGAGCTTCTTCAGTTACAACGAGAACGCAGCAACCTTCAATCTAAGGACCAGCGAACCAATAGAGGTTATCTGGAACTGGATAAAACAGTTAAGGAAAAAGCCCTATGATTGAATGTCCTGTTTGTGGGGGAGAAGGCCGTGAGGAAACGGAAGAGGTTCGAGATACCCCCCAAAATTACGCCCGGTTCCCGGAACCTGATTATGTTATAGTGATGGTTGAATGCTGGCAATGTAAGGGAAGAGGAGAAATAGAGGATGAAACTACCGACTTGTAGCATCTGTGAAAGCGAAGCAGATTTAGATAATGAGGGTGGCATACAAGGAGAGATTGGTATCATTCCAATTACACTATGCGTTTGGTGCTATGCTGGGGTTACTGACATGGTAGAATCTATGAGACTAACTTCCCCCGACGAATACGAAGACCGTTTAAAAGATCTCCGAGAAGCCCTTGTTGAAATCAGAGACGTAGCCAACATCAGTGAAGGAGTAGGGTTTTACGCCATGCTCGCCCAGAAGGCTCTGGACAAAGATGATGCTTCCCAATGACAACACTTTAAAAATAATAACGGTAGAAACCTTTATTGATTCGCTTGATCCAAGCACACAGAAGTGGGCCTACAACTACTGGCGCTTGGTCTATTTCAGATTAATTTGTAACCAGAAGAGCGTAAAACCACCCTTAATGTGATATGCTTATCTTAGATTGGGAGGATAGTCTAGAGGAGGGAAAGTTGGCAACCGGGAGTTACTATTGTAGGCCGGATTCAGTAAACCATTCTGTCGGAACTAGCTGGCTGCCCGCTGAAATGATGCAGATTTCTTTTTCTTTTGCAGAGCGAATCGTTATTGTCCAACCATCGCCCTTCGGGTTCCGCCAGATTTCCAGCAGATGCTCTGGCAACGACGGCATGACACCAGCCATCCAGACGCGCTCCTTGAATCCAATTTTTTTATGGTAAATCTCAGGCGACATGCAAACGATGGGCAGCATTTTAGCAACTGGTTGAGTCAGTGCAGGCCACGCCAGCAAGCATGCAATTAAGAAAGAGGAGGCGCTCACCAGATACATTGTATATATAACCGCGTCCTGAAAGCAGCTAGATTTCCTTGCTTCTAGCTGCTTTCTTTTATAGGCGCTGCCTCTCCCTCACAACAAGGTCGGTTGTTGGTATAGCATACTGGGCACTGCTCGTGACCATGAACGATAACCATACGGGAAACCTGACCGCACCACTCACACATAGTACCAGCTTCCACACCATAACGAACCTCTTCGTTCATCTTTTTTCTTTTTATTTCTATTAATAAGCTCGTCAAGAAACTTGTCGTCTCCTACGATTCGCCGAAGTTGACGATACTGGATGCGACCTGAGGGGACATATTCCCATGTACGCCCATGAGGACCCTCTCTTTCAAAGATGGTGTCCCTTATACCAATATGAATAATAAGAACCTTTTCACCATCCAGAATACAGGTTTCCATTGGCTCAAACCCCGGTGTCTTCTTCCACTTCCAAGCTGCAATCAGGTCAGAGGCAAAGTCCTTTATACCGAGTCCTATAATAACGGTAGCAATAAAGCCGCCCCACATTAACCATGATTGAGCAAGAGAAATCTCAGGCATCGGTTAGAAAAAGCTGTCGTTCCACGGCCCTTCTCCTTACTAGACCCTTTAGCACCTTTCCGTTTGCCATGCGCCATTTTGGAAGCTCTGCTGCAACCCTTTCTCTGGGAGCGTTCCTGTTTAACAGTGAGCGCAAAGTACTCGACTGAAGACGCCCACTCCCTAAATTATATACGAAAGAGCATAATGCTGAAAATTCATTTTCATTCAGAGGCACCCTAATCAGACGGGAGACCGCTCTTTCAGCCACCCCCACATCCCGACGCAATAATGTTTCGCCTTCTTCTTGGGTAATTGGTTCCACACCCATATGAAGCGGTCGGCCATCCAAGCCACGGGTAGCGCCAAAACCAATGCTAATAATTGAGGCAGGGCAATAATAAGGCGCAGAAAAAAAACCTTCTGCCACCTTGATAATCTCCAGCCCCGTGTCATTGCACTTCATCACCGCATTCTATTTATGGCACGCCCGCCAAACCAAAAACTTATGACGGCAGCAAACAGCGCACGGGTATCCTCATCAAAAGTTGCATCCGCAGCATCTAAAGCTGATATACCCTGCGCTGTCAGTGCAAGATAAGCAGATACTTCGACAAATATGAACAACCCGAAGAAAGCATAAGTGATAACAGGACGAACACTACCGCGAAGGCCGTCGATAAACTTGACCCCACTCGGTTGCATAGACCTGTGAAGAGATTCAATTTCTCTGATATCCGCATCAACATTAACCGCTTCCAATTTTTGAGTTGCAAGTTCCTTTTGCTGCCTTATTTGAACTTCCATAACAGCAAGCTCATGCTTCTTATCGCTCTTGTCCTGAAAAAATTCAAAAACTTTTGGCAGGAAAGAAGTCCCGAAACCAAGCAGTGATCCTAATAAACTAATCATATATTTCCCCTAGAAAGAAAGACCCAGTGCTTCTTCTCTTAAAGCGGGGACATTCTCTACCGCAGCTAGTTCGTCTTCTGTAATCATATCAATCATGTCTCTTTTAAAGACGGCATCAAAGTCCCCTTCGAGTATCTCCAGCCTTTCCTTTCTTAATGCTGCAAGTTCATTCGCTATCCCAGCAACTTCCTGTTCAATATCTATAAGCCTCTCCCGACGTTCCCGAAAATCCTCGCTTTTGGCAATCGTAAGCTCTCCTGCTTCCAGCCTTTTAGCTGTCTTGACCGCCTGCATCACAGAAGTGTTGAGATCATAGAACTGGGTAATCAGCCCACGCGCATCAGGACGGGCGAAGAAGCGCTTCATAAAAGGGTAATCAGTAACCTTCCATGCCTGTGTCTCTCCGAGGTCTTCCCTTACTGAGCGGTACACCTGATCCACAATATCAAGCGTCACACTTCCCAGTGTCCCTCCATAGCCCTTGATCATGTGGTCAATCTTGACAGGGGAATAATTCAAAGTCTCACCAAGATCACGAGCAAGACCTGAGGTACGGCTGTTGTAACGATACCCCGGTTCTACACCTTCAAGATACTTTCCTTCAATTTCCCGGCCAGTAAAGAAACTGTAATCCGTTATCACTTCCAGTGCCGGTCGGATTGCCTGTACCCCAAAGGGGTTGAACTCAAAGGTTGATACCAGACCGCGCCGTAATGAATTAGTAATATCACGGGGGACATCCTGTCCGAAAAACTGTGCCATCACACGTTCCGGGATAACCTTGAAAAGATACCCTACTTCAAAGGGAATGGGCAATCTTAAAGGTGTGCCGTCGTACCCCGGTATCCATGACGATGGAAGAATCCAGTAGTTATCTTTTATCTCAGGGTTCTGGTTTATGTATTCCTCGTCATCGTGCACAAGAACCCAGTACATGGCACTCGTACTAGCCACTGTAATGGCGCGTGCAAGAAAGCGTCTCTTGACAATATCGGATTCCGGTCTTGCAGAGAAACCCTTCTTCCCCATCGATGAACGGTACAGCACATCAATGCCCTGTATACGAGCATTAAGGAAAGGAACAGTTGCAGCAAAGAACTGTAGAAGAGGAGACGACCCCCTTGCAGAAAAGTTAATAACTTCCTGTGCTTCAAAAATAGCCTGCGCTTCATCACCTGTTTCCTGAAGTACTCTGTTGTAAACAGCAATCCGTGTCGCAGCATCTGATGAACGTGATGCTGTACCCGTAGCATCCCAGATATACTTCAAAGGATTTCTTATAGCCTTGCGTGCTTCAGAAGGATACTCGTAATTCAAAAGCTCCTTCTCTATAAACTGCGTCATCTTTGAAGGGTCACCACCAAAATCAAAGCCGGTCATCAGACCAGCAGCAGCAAGCGCGTCAGCACTCTTATCTCCACGCATAGCCTTGTAGAACCCTGTAAAGGTACTAGCCAGCGGAGTTATGTTACGTCCACTGGTAACCCATGCTGAAAGTGAATCTCTCAACATGTTGGCTACCATGAAATCAGGAGACCGTGTGATGAGTTCTCTTAACACACGAGCAGGCATTCCTATCATGTTGGTAATGGGGCTTACTTGTTTGTTGAGATTAAGAAAAGAGGAATAAAGCAT